ATATAATACACCAAGCTAGCTAACACACTCAACCACAATTCGTATAATGCTGACGCGTTAGCTACTACCACACACATGTCAACTTCAGTCAAAGACGCTCTCCTGTCTGCAATGGATGCCCATGCGGTGGCTCTGTACGCAGAGTACGCCGAGCGGCTGCAATCCGAAGATGCAACGATTGACGACCTGCGCAAAGCAGTGGACATGCACATGAAGCGTCATGGCATCGGGCAGACAGAGAAAGCCGACACCCGCGTGGTGGTGGACATCGTGTTTGAAAACGGTGCGATCACAACTGCCTCACCCCCGGTCATCGAGGTCAAGCAGGAGTACACCGATGCAATCATCAAAGAAGTCACCACTGCCACAACAAGCCACACGGACGATGCAGAGTTCCACATGGACGAGCTGCCCGCTCCCGCACCACCTGCGGACTACGATCTGGATGCCCTGTTTGCTGACTTGATACCCATGGAGAGAAAGAATGATTAAAAAAGCGTACCAAAACCCGAAGGGTGGCTTGAACGCTGCTGGGCGTGAGCACTTCAAGAAAACCGAGGGTGCCAACCTGAAGCCCCCTGCGCCAAACCCGAAGAACGCCAAGGACGCTGCGCGTCGGGATTCTTTCTGTGCGCGTATGGGCGGCGTGCCGGGTCCGATGAAAGATGAGAAGGGTGAGCCAACGCGAAAGGCGCTTGCCCTAAAAGCGTGGAAGTGCTGAATGTTTAAGTACCGGCCAACACCCACGGGTCAGTCGTTCATCGACGACACGAGCTTCATCAAGCTCATCATGGGGCCTGTGGGGTCGGGCAAATCGACGGTGGCCCTCAGCGACCTGTGGCGTCGTGCGATCAATCAGGAGCCGTTCCGAGGGGTCCGCAGGACCAAGTTCATCATTCTGCGTAACACCATGGCGCAGTTGAAGTCCACAGTGAAGCCTCTGATCGACCAGTGGTTTGTGACTCTGCCCGAGGTTCCGCTGGGTAAGTGGCGGCTGACGGACAACACGTTTGAGATGGAGCTGTTCAACAAGCGCGATGGGACGACGATCCACTCCGAGTTTGTGCTGATGGCTGCAGATACCCCTGACGACGTGCGCAGGCTGCTGTCACTGGAGTGTTCGGCTGCGTGGGTGGAAGAAGCGCGTGAGGTGGACCCAGAGGTGTTCAGCGGCCTGCAGGGCCGGGTCAACCGGTTCCCCAACCGTGCGGCAGGTGGTGTGACGTACCCCGGTGTGATTGCCTCGACCAACCCGCCACCACTGGGAGGGTTCTGGCACGACATGATCAACAAGCCTCCGGCCAAGTGTGCGGCGTTCATTCAGCCTGCGGCACTGCTGGAAGATGGTTCGTTGAACCCGCAAGCCGAGAACCTGTGCAATCTGGCCCCTGACTACTACGACAACCTCGTTGCCGGTAAGACGGAAGACTGGATCAACGTGTACCTGAAGAACCAGTACGGTGCTGGTGGCATGGGGCAACCCATATACAGGGCGAGCTTCAGGAAGTCGTTTCATGTGGCCAAGGAGCCACTCAGCGCCATATTCAGCACACTGCATCCACTCATTGTTGGCATGGACAACGGGCTGCAAGCGGCTGCGGCGATCGGGCAGCAGGATATGCGGGGGAGGGTGAACCTGTTGGCGGAGTGCTACGTGCCCGAGGACGAGACCATGGGCGTGGAGTCATTCCTTGACAAGCTGCTGGTGCCTCTGCTGCGCAGCAAGTTCCCCACCGTGCCGTCGTCCAGTATCGTGTTCGTGGTGGACCCTGCGTGCTTCCAGCGCAGTCAGTTGAATGAGAAGACCATCGCCATGGCCATACAGCAGCGCGGGTATATGGTGGTCAAGGCCAGCACGAACGACCCGGAGCGGCGCATACAGGCTGTTGAGGGCCTGCTGACACGTCAGATTGACGGTGGTCCCGGCCTGCTGATCGACCCGTCGTGTACACACATCTCGGACACGCTGGAGTTCGGCCACCGCTGGAAGAAAACGACACAAGGTTTGACCAGTACCGCCGCTGAGAAGAATCACTTTTCACATTGTGGGGATGCTGTGCAGTACTTATCGCTGCACTACAACATGGTCGCACCGGGAACACCGTGGTCGCAGAAACGCAGTGCCATGACAGTTACCCCGCGAGCGTACGCATACACCTGAGCTTGCCCGATGTCAAGCATGAACCTACAATACACACTAACGCGTTAGATAGGATTGCTCATGCTTGCACAACCCATGGCCACTGGCCTCACACTGCCAAGACCGCAGCAGGTTACCCTGAACGGGGTGATGTCGGCCAAACCGCTGTCCACGCTGCTCAAAGAGGAGGCCGACAGGGCGGCGCAGGCTGTCAAGGCGTCTAACGCGGCGTCGAGCCAACCGGTGGTGCAGGAGCTGGTGAGCCACATCAAGCGGCTGTGGACGCTGGCTAAGGAGGCCAAGCAGCCCATCGAGCGGGACATGCTGGCTGCGCTGCGCTCACGCCGTGGCGAGTACGACCCGGCCAAACTCACGCAGATCAAGCAGGAGGGTGGCTCGGAGATTTACATGATGGTGTTCGCCACCAAGGCGCGGCAGTTCAAGGCTCTGCTGGCCGACGTGCTGCTGGCGTCCGGCTCGGACAAACCGTGGAGCATCTACCCGACACCTGTGCCGGAGCTTCCGCCCGCCGAGGTCAACCAGATCATGCAGGGTGTCTACGAGGTGGTGTCACAGGCCGAGATGATGGGTATGCCCATGACTGTGCAGGAGATTCGCCAGCGGCTGGTGGATGCCAAGGCGACCATCGAGAACCAGATCGTGGAGAAGGCACGGCGCGAGGCTGAGAAGGCGGAGCTGGCAGTGGAGGACGACCTGTCGCAAGGCGACTTCCTCGGTGCGTTGGATCAGTTTCTGGACGACTTGGCGGTGTTCAAGACGGCGTTCATCAAGGGGCCTGTTGTCCGCATGTCCAACGAGCTGACTTGGGTGACCGGTCCAGACGGCCAGAGCACTCCACAGGTTGGTCAGGTCAAGCGCAAGATGTGGGAGCGGGTTGACCCGCTGATGATTTATCCCGTGCCTTGGGCACGCTCGGTCCACGATGCGCCGATGTTTGAGCGCCACAAACTGAGCCGCGCTGACCTGAGCGCTATGATTGGCATCGACGGGTACAGCGAGGACGCCATACGTGCCGTATTGGAGGAGCATGGGTCGGGTGGCCTGAGCGAGTGGTTGAGCGTGGACACTGAGCGGGCCTCGGTAGAGTCTGGTGGCACCGTGCTGCATGATCGCTCGGACCTGATGGATGCCCTGCAGTTCTGGGGTTCGGTGAGCGGCAAGATGCTGCGCGAGTGGGGAATGACGGATCAGGAAGCCCCCGACGAGGCCAAGGAGTACGAGGTTGAGCTGTGGCTGATCGGCACACACGTCATCAAGGCGGTGATCAACCCCGACCCGCTGCTGCGCAGGCCGTACTACGCTGACGGGTTCAGCCGCATACCGGGTGCGTTCTGGCACAACAGCCTGTATGACGTGATCCGCGACCACGAGGACATGTGTAACGCGGCAGCTCGTGCGCTGGCTAACAACATGGGCATCACGTCCGGTCCGCAGGTGGTGGTGAACATCGACCGCATCCCGCAGGGTGAGCAGCTCACCAACCTGTACCCATGGAAGATTCACCAAGTGACCAACGACCCGATGGGGTCAAGTGCTGCTCCTGTGTCATTCTTCCAGCCAACGAGCAACGCCAACGAGCTGATGGGTGTGTTTGAGAGGTTCAGCCAACTGGCTGACGAGGCGTCCGGCATACCGAAGTACATGGCTGGGTTGTCTGGCGGCGAGGGTGGCGCAGGGCGCACAGCGTCAGGTATGTCGATGATGGTGACCGCTGCTGGCAAGCAGGTGCGCAACAGCTTGGCGTCGATCGACACGCATGTGATTTCTCAGGTCGTGACGCGGGCGTACCAGTGGATCATGCAGTACGAGCCTGAGCGCGAGCTGCGCGGGGATTTGGCCATCAAGGCGCGTGGTGCCACCAGTCTGGTTGCCAAAGAAACAGCTCAGGTCCGCCTCAATGAGTTCTTGGCCGCGACGGGCAATCCAATCGACATGCAGATCATTGGCATGGGTGGCCGCGCCGAGCTGCTGCGACACGCTGTCAAGCGTCTTGACCTGAACACTGACAAGGTGGTGCCGTCGGAGTCTGTGGTGAAGATGAACGCAGCTCAGGCCCAGCAAATGGCCATGCTGCAGGCACAACAAGGTGAAGGTGGTCCACAAAACGGGCAATCTCTGATGGATTCGTCACCGGTTGTGGATAACTTCTCACCAAAACCACAATAACCTGTGGACAACGTGTTAATAACGTGTTAATGTAATGGACAAGAAATCCGAAAATGAACTGTTTGAGTACCTTGTTCGACATCCAAAGTATGTCGATTGGGTGCAGGTTCAGTTGGATGAGCAGATTAGGGTGCTGTTGGTAAACCCCTCGCATGAATCCATCCTGAAGGCACAAGGTGCCGCAGCGGTGTACAAGCTCATGCAGGATAAGTTGGCCGCAGCCAAGGCCGCATTGTCGCGGTGATTTTTCCGTCCGGCACGCGTTAGCGTGTTAGACACTTTGCAACCTGAGAAACGGCGCTGCCGTACAGGAGATTGATAGATGGCATTGCCAAAGAACATTCAGGCCCAAGTCGAGGCCGCAAACGCCCTTTTGGGTCAACCGCCAGTTGCCCCTGAGACAAGCCAAGCGGAACCTCCTGAAGCAGAAGTTCCAGCAGCAGAGCCGCCCGCTCAGGAGACTGTGCAGGCACCGGTTCAGCAGCCGCAACCGGACGTTTGGGAATCCAAGTACAAGACCCTTCAGGGTTTATTCAACGCGGAAGTGCCCAAGCTCCAAGGACAGGTCAAGGAATTGACCGGCAAGTACCAGCAAGCGATTGAGCGTCTGGAAAAACTTGCAACGCAGGCTGAAGCACCGAAGCCCGAGCAGAAACCGTCAGCGGACCCACGCGATGTCGAGAACTTTGGTTCGGACTTGGTGGACATGGTGCAGCGTGTGGCAGACAAGATGCTGTCAGGCGTTGCGCAGAAGGTAGATGGCGTTGTTTCTGACTTGCAAAGACGCATAGACGCGTTGGAGCGGAATGTTCAGGGC